ATTTATAAGAAAATAAAAATGAGAAGAGTGTTAGTCATCACATAATAAAAGAAAATATTCAGAAAAAATCTGAAACTGAGTTACACATCGTTAATGAAGTAAAATCTTCCTTTCGGTGCGTTCTCTGTTGGCCATTGCCTTCGCTTCTGAGAAGCTGAGCGTGGTTGGTGAGCATAAACCATAGCTTGGATGTGTGTGATAGAAGGAAATTTAGTAGTAACGAGCTCGTCTAAGTTCGGAAATAAGTTCGATCTAATCATCCATTGGAGGGCGGTCCATTGTGGTTCTGTGCCTTTTTCGTGGACTATCTTGTTGAATATGTATTCGCATAGTGCGTGGAAACGTTTACTGTGTCCACAGTTTGCATAAGCTAATCCAAGTGCTGAAGCTGCTAGTCGTCCAAAATCTTGGTATCTTTCAGGAAACATAAGGTGCGAGAGTAAATCCTCGTCAGTACGGTAGGGTAAACCATATTGATTGAAGTAACTTAAAACTGACACGTGAGTGAGTTTGTTGCTGTAAGACGTTTTAGAGGGACTGAGTTTGGCATTGAAATAGAACATTGCTGTATCTGCGAGTCTTTGAAGAAAGTCGGGTCCATATATCTCGAACATTCGTTCGCGAAATGCACTTAGTGAGTCATCGCCTTGAAAGCGAGCCCAAAAGTGAGGACTGTTGATATCTACACCAAGCGCTGTAAGACATGTGGTTAACATGATCGCGTTGCAGAAGGAGTCAAGTAGCTGAGTCTGTTGAAATCCAGATCCAAAGCCATTAAATCTCCAGCTGTACAATTTACCGTTAGGTAAGAGTATCGGTGTGTTCAGAATCGATTCAGTCATCCACTTCCATAAGCGTTCAATTTTAGAAACGTTTTTAGGTGAAGCATTCGGATAGAAAGAAGTCGGTTCGTATCGTGAGAAATCGAAATAAGAGCGCCAAATCTTGTGAACTATTCTAATCAGTTGGTGTAGTAGACGGTTGTCAAACTGTGACCAGTCGGCTGAAAGAACGGTGTTGGGCGGTCCGTTTTCGTGTACCTCGGCAAATAGCTTTCGCCATCCTCCGCGGATTATTTCTCTTCCCCATAACATTCTGCCGGCGTCAGTGTTCAAGTAAGTCGCTTGTAAGATCCAGACGAACATAAGTTCGACTTGAAGCAACAACTTGGGAGCGCCAAAAACAGCTCGAACCTTGTCAGGTTCATCCTTAGCTACGACATGGGTTCGCATATGTAAAACGAGCCAATAGTAGGGTTTAGGTGTTAAGCCATTCCAGAATTGTTTACTGCCTGTGCCAATCAAATGAACCAGATATCGATTGTAGTGAAAGATCTGATTGTATAGATTGTGAAAAGTGAGCCATGAGTCATTGGTTAAACCAAATAAATATTTTAAACATAAATAAATAAACAGAGTAACACTCTCAATGAGTGCTATCTCTTTTTC